CCGGTTTCCACACACTCCAGGAACGAGGCTGATGGCTGATCGCTACGGCTACGCGACCAAGCACGTCGCCGACACGTCGCCCGGCCCATGGTCGAAGTGGCGGATCCGCAGCCGGCACGGTCGGGCCATCCGGTTCATCGAGACCTACTGCCGGCCGCCCAAGGGCACCGGCCACGGCCAGCCGATCAGGCTGGCCCGCTTCCAGAAGGAGTTCCTCGAGGAGGCACTCGCCGATGGCATCGACACAGCCGTCCTGGCGACGCCCCGTGGTAACGGCAAGTCGTCGGGCGGCGGTGCGCTGGCCGTCTGGGCGCTGTTCGCCGACGATGAGACGGGTGCCCCGCAGGTGCCCATCGTTGCCACGACCGTCGGGCAGGCCATCCGCTCCGTCTACGGCGTCGCCGTCAGCATGATCAAGGCCGAGCCTGAGCTCCTGCGCCGCTCGCTCGTCTTCACCGGCATCACGACGCCCCGGGTGACGACCCCGTTCAACGGCGGCGAGCTGTTCCCGATCGCCTCGGACCCCGACGGGCTCCAGGGGCTCGATCCGAGCCTCGCGATCATGGACGAGATAGGCTTCCAGCCGGTCGGATCGTGGGAGGCGCTGCGACTGGCGACCGGCAAGCGCGAGCGGAGCCTCATCGTCGGGGTCGGGACGCCCGGCCTGGACCGCGACAACGCCCTGTTCCTGCTCCGCAGCCGCGTCCGCGAGGCAGGCTCCCTGCCCGGCGTCGTCTTCCACGAGCACGCGGCGCCCGATGGCTGCGCGATCGACGACCGGGAGGCGTGGAAGGCGGCGAATCCGGCCATCAGGGCCGGTTTCCTGCGGGTCTCGGCGCTCGAGACCGACATCGGTATCACGCCCGAGGGCCATTTCCGCGTCTTCCGGCTCGGACAGTGGTACGACGGCGTCGATTCGTGGCTCGGACCGTCCGGGCGGGCCACCTGGGACGCGCTGGCGGACCCGTACGACTTCATCCCGGGCGATCCGACGTGGATCGGCGTCGATGTGGGCCTCAAACGCGACTCGACGGCCGTCGTGGCCGTCCAGCGCGACCCCGACGGCCTGTTGCGGGCCGTTTCGCGGCTGTGGATCCCGACCAAGGACGAACCGGTCGACGTGACCGACGTCATGGAGCACATCCGCGAGCTCGGACGCGCCTACGACGTCGCCGCGGTCAGCTACGACCCCCGGTTCTTCGACGTGCCGGCCAAGATGCTGGCCGACGAGGGCCTGGCGATGGTCGAGATCCCGCAGTCGGTCGAGCGGATGACGACGGTCTGCGGCTCGCTGTTCGAACTCATCAAGACGGGCGGCATCCGGCACGATGGCGAGGGCGGGCTGACCGAGCACGTGCTCAACGCCATGCCCCGCTTCAACCAGCACGGCTTCACCCTCGAGAAGGGCAAGTCCCGCGGCCGCATCGACGGCGTGATCGCCCTCGCCCTCGCCTGTGACCGCGCCATGCGGATGCCGCCACCGCCAGCGGAGTCGAACTTCGCCTGGGCCTAGCACACCGGAGTCGCGATGAGTGTCCTCGACCGGGTCCGGTCCCTGTTCGACCCTGCCGCCTATGGCACGCGGGGCGCCATGACGTTCGACGCCTGGTCGGGCATGGGCGACCCGTGGTCGTTCGCCAACATCGGCGGCCGGTTCTATCCGCTGGGCATCAACCAGACCCTGCCCGGGACGAAGCAGGAGGACATCGACGGCTCGTTCGGCGGCTTCGTCGACCAGGGCTACCGCGGCAACGCGATCGTGTTCGCGTGCATGGACGCCCGCCGCCGGCTGTTCGTCCAGGCCCGCTTCAAGTACCGCCGCATCCGGGCCGGCAACACCGGCGACCTGTGGGGCGATGCCTCGCTGGGCGTCCTCGAGCACCCGTGGCCGGGCGGCACGACCGGCGACCTCCTCGGGCGTGCGCTCCAGCACGCCGACATGGCCGGCAACGGCTACATCGCCCGCCGGCCGGGCGGCGTGCTCCGGGTCATGCGCCCCGACTGGACGACGATCATCCTCGACGCCCCGGGCTGGGACCTCGACGCCCAGGTGATGGGTTACAAGTACCAGCCGGGCGGCCCGGGCCGCGGCCAGCCGTCGGTCGTCCTGCTGCCCGAGCAGGTCGCCCACTTCGCGCCGATCGCCGACCCGCTCGCCTCGTTCCGTGGCATCAGCTGGCTGACGCCACTCATCCGCGAGGTCATGGCCGACAGCGCGGCGAGCCTGCACAAGCTCGAGTTCTTCGAGCACGGCGCGACGCCCAACCTGCTCGTGAAGCGGCCCGAGACGCTCGACAAGGACAGCTGGAAGGAGTGGGTCCAGCTGATGGAGACCGGCCACGCCGGCGTCCGCAACGCCTACAAGACGCTGTACCTGTCGGGCGGCGCCGACGCGACCGTGATCGGCGCCAACCTGCGCCAGCTCGACTTCGCCACGACCCAGGGCCACGGCGAGACGCGCGTGGCGGCGGCGGCGGGCGTGCCGCCCATCATCGTCGGCCTGAGCGAGGGCCTCGAGGCCGCCACCTACAGCAACTACGGCCAGGCGCGCCGGGCGTTCGCCGACCTGTGGGCCCGCCCGACGTGGCAGAACATCGCCTCGAGCCTCGAGTCGATCGTGCCGCCGCCGACCGGGTCCGAGCTCTGGTACGACGCCTCGGGCATCCAGTTCCTGGCCGAGGACGAGCGCGACCGGGCCGACATCGCGGCGACCAAGGCGGCCACGATCGACAAGCTCATCGTCACCGGCTTCAAGGCCGACGACGCCATCAAGGCGGTCGAGGCCGACGACTACACCCTGCTCATCGGGAACCACACCGGACTGTTCAGCGTGCAGCTGCAGGCCCCGGGCAGCACCAAGATGCCGGAGGGCGAGGCACCCGGCGAGACGCCCATCGAGGGCACCGTCCCGGCCGTGCTCAAGAAGCCGGTCCCCACCAACGGGACGAAGCCGCCGATCCCCGCAGGAGGGAAGCCATGATCGAGGAAGTCGCGCCGCCGCCGCGCGAGGGCTACCGGGCGATGTCCTGGCCGGCCGAGCTCCGGGCCGAGGACGGCCAGCCGCCGCGGCTCGTCGGACACTTCGCCCGCTATGGCGTCTTCAACGAGATCGACTCGGCCATCGAGGGTCGGTTCATGGAGCGCATCGACCCGGGCGCCTTCAGTCGCACGTTCAAGAACAACCGCGACCGGATCCGGGTGCTGTTCCAGCACGGCAAGGGCTCGCTCGGCGAGTCGCCGATCGCCACCGTCACCACCCTCCGCTCGGACAGCACCGGGCCGTACTACGAGGCGGAACTGCTCGACGGCGTCCCGCCGCTCATCCTCGACGGGCTGCGGAAGGGCCAGTACGGCGTGTCGTACCGCTTCCAGGTCGAGCGCGAGGACTGGGAGCCGAAGCCGACCCGCTCGCCGGCCAACCCGAAGGGCCTGCCCGAGCGGACGATCCGCGAGGCCAAGGTCTTCGAGTTCGGCCCTGTCACCTTCCCGGCCGACGCAGGCGCCGACATCGCGGTCCGGTCGCTGTCCGACGAGATGGCGAAGCGGACGGCATTGCCCCGCCGCTTGCGGCGCAGCATCGACGACCTGGCAGCCTTCCTGCTCGCGGACAAGGCGGCACTCCAGGCCGCCATCGACAAGCTCGGCAACGGCGAGCCACTCATGGCCCAGGAAGCCGAGATGCTCGAGGCCGCGATCGAACACCTTGAGCCACCCGATGCGGACGAGGACGACATGACCATGTCGAGCCTGCCGCGCCATAGCCCGGTTGCACCCTCCGACGAGCTCGCGGCATCGCCGCACCCCGTCGACGAGGCCCGCGATGAGCCGGACCCGCCGCCAGGTGCGGCAGTCATCGCAGCCACGGACCCGCCGGAAGGCGGGTCTTCTGATTCAGGGAGCAAGCGCATGGCCGAACCAGAGCAGAAGTACTTCACCCTCGAGGACATGGGCGCCCGCGTCCGTGAGCTCGACGAGGCGATCGGACGCGACGCCAAGGAACCCGAGCTGTCCAACGCCGAGGAGGTCGCGCACGAGGCGCGGGTCACCGAGCGGTCGGAGCTCAGGCTCAAGATGGCGAAGTGGCAGGCCCGGATCGCGGCGGCCGGCGAGTCCGCCAAGGATCCCGAGCGGACCGTCGAACCCTACGCGCCGTCACCGGTCGCATCCTTCGTCCGCAAGACCGAGAGCGACATCTACGACTTCGACGCGGTCGATCGCGTCGCCAAGAACCTGGAGCACCGGGCCGGACTGTATCGCGACAACGCGATGCGGGCGACCGAGATCGCCTCGTTCCCGAACCCCTACACCGACGTCGAGAGGACGCGCGATCGGATCGCCACGATCCTCGACCACCACGACACCGAGGACCACCAGTTCGGGCAGCGCGTCATGGCGACCGGCTCGCCGCTCTACCGGCGGGCGTTCCGCAAGATGCTGATGGGCCAGCCGCTGACCCCCGAGGAGCAGCGCGGCACGGCCCTCGCGGTCGGCGTCGACGGCACCGGCGGCTTCACCGTCCCGTTCGCCTTCGACCCGACGATCATCGCCATCGGCATCCACACCGGTGCCATCAACCCGTACCGGCGAGCCTGCCGCGTCGTGCCGATCGTCGGCACCGACACGTGGAACGCCGTGACGGCCACCGTGGTCACCGCGACCCGGACGACAGAAGCGGCTCCCGCCATCGAGCAGGGCCCGACCTTCGCCCAGCCGCAGTACATCGTTACCCGCGTCCAGGCACAGGTCACCTACAGCTTCGAGGAAGCGCAGGACCGGCCCGACATCGATACCGAGATGGCGCGGCTGATCGGCGAGGCCAAGGACAACGAGGAAGAGAACCAGTTCGCCATCGGCGTCGGCGGGGCCATCGGCCCGGCCGTGGCACCGATCGGCGTCTGTTCGGTCTACGGCACCTCGGGCGCCTACACCCAGATGGACACCATCGGCTCGACCGTCCTCGCGGCGGCCGATGCCTACGCCGTGGAAGCGGCGCTGCCGGTCCGCCATCGGCTGACCGCGCAGTGGTTCATGAACCGCGCCAACATCCGCAAGTTCCAGGCCCTCGAGACGACGGGCGGCATCCTGTTCAACAGCATGCTCGGCTACCCGGCCGTGGGCAGTCCCGACAACGCGACCGATGGCAACACCGGCCTGAAGTTGCTGGGCTACCCGGTCAACGAGTCGCCCTCGGCCCCGACGGCGGGCACCTCGCACATCATCGTCGCGACGCTGTGCGCCCCCTCCTCCTACGTCATCGTCGAGCGGGTCGGCATGACCGTCCGCCTGATCAGCGACATCATCAACAGCTCCGCCCTGGCCACCGGCCAGTCGGCGGTGTACGCCATGTGGCGGAACACGGCCCACCCGTTGAACGTCGACGCTGGCCGGATGCTGGATTACAAGACGTAGACCGCTGACGGTTTACTGACGTCGCGGGGGCGGCTCCCCCCGGTCCGTCCCCCGCGACACCTATCCCCCTCGAGGAGCGACGCATGGCGAAGACCGCCTACTACCAGGTCCGCGAGTCGTTCGTCGGCACCTCCGACGGCGAGCCCGTGGAGTACTACAAGGGCGAGGTCATCGCCGCCGACGACCCTGCCCTCAAGCGCTGGCCCGAGAGCTTCGTGCCGCTGGTCGTCCGCGGCCAGCCGCCCGAGGTCGAGCAGGCGACCGCCGCGCCCGGCGAGAAGCGGGGCGCCTGATGGGCTACACCTTCACCAACACGGCGGCGACCACCGCAGCTGTCCCCAACCGCTTCGTGACCAGCGTCAACATGGCGAACGGCGCCTACTCCGTCGCCAATGCCTCGCCGACATGGTCCGGCGGCTGTCTCGTCACCGCGACGATCACCGGCATCGCCGGCAACGACACGCCGGGCACGGCGACCATCGTCGGCACCGCCGTGAACGGCCAGGCCCTGACCGAGGTCCTGACCCTCGTCGCGGGCAGCCTGGCGACCAGCGCCAACGCCTTCCGTACCGTCACGTCCATCACCCAGGCGGGCTGGGTCGCCGTCAGCACCGTCGACACGATCGTGTTCGGCTGCGCTGCGGGCAACGTCGCCTGCGGATCCTCGGGCAACCTCGGGGGCGTGCTGGTCAACAACCTCGTGGCCGCCACGGTGACCATCAGCGACGGTGCGCGCACGATCATGACCATCCCTGCCTCGCAGGCGGCCGGCACCTACTACTCGTTCGGCAACCAGGGCGTCGACTTCGGCGGCCGGCTGGTCGTGGCGACGACGAACACCAACGACATCACCGTCTTCCACACCGGCACCATGCCGAGCACCTACGCCCCGTGACCGTCCCGCTGCTGTTCGCGACCGAATCGTGGCACTGCCCGCTGTGCCGCTTCGAGGAGACGATCCCGCGGATCGCCGGGCCGCATACCCGGATGCACATCTGCCCGAAGCTCAACGGGCTCACCACGCCGCTCGTCGCGGCCGGCGTCAAGGCCAAGGTCGAGCGGCGTGATCCCGAGGACTACGTCGGCGGCTCGCTGCTCACCTTCGACGACACCGGCCGCCCGGTGCAGTCCGTCGTGACGACCCGCGACGAGGGCCAGGACTGCGCCGTCTACCCGCCCACCGCCACCGCCTTCGGCACCGTCAACGAGATCAAGGAGGAACTCCGGCTATGACTGACACCGCGGGCGGGAAGGGCGCTGCCCACAACCCGACCATCGTCGTCGAGGACAGCTTCGCGGCGCTCGACGCCGCGGCGCAGGCCGCCCGCGAGCGCGAGGAAGCGGAACGCGCGGCGACCGAGCCGGCCCGCAACATCGCCAGCCTCGAGGCCGGCATCGCCAAGCTCGAGGGCCACCTCGCGCACCACCACGAACTGCTCGACGCGGCGAAGGCCGCGGCCGAGGCGGCACCGGCCGCGGAAGGGACCGTCTGATGGCCTTCGGTGCCGTCTCCAAGATCTTCACCAGCTACCTCCAGACGATCATCGCCAACACGTCGGCGGCCGACCTCGACACCGACGCGCTGCTCGAGATCGCGCTGTTCGACAACACCATCACGCCGCTCCAGACCGACACCGCGGCCCATGCGGCCTACGCCGGCGTCGGCGGTCCGTGGGCGGCCGGCGGCGTCGTCGACACCGGAACCGGCGGCCCGGCCGGCTGGCCCGCGCTCGGCCGGCCGCTTGTCACCGTGGCGCTGTCGACGGCCGTGACCAACCCGATCACCTTCGGCGCCGCGTCCACCGTGAGCGCGAGCGCGACGACGACGCTGACCAACGCCTACGGCTGCCTGTGCTACGACCACACGGCCGGGACGCCGACCGACCAGGGCATCGCGTACCTGTCCTTCAACGGCGGCAACAACGTGACCCTCGGCACGTTCACGATCGTGTGGGCGTCGGGCAACCTCTTCTCGATCACCCTGTGAGGGAGGCTCGCGTGGCGACCGGCTCGATCTCGCTCCAGACGTCCACCCCCACCTACCAGCAGCCCGTCACGTTCGACTGGTCCGTGTCCGGCAAGGTCAAGGGCTACCAGTACCCGCTCATCCTCGTCGAGGCGTTCCAGGGCGAGGACAAGGTCTACGCCCAGCTCGCCGCACCCGACGACGCGTTCCTGCTCGGCGGCGGCTCGTCGGAGTGGGTCAGCCGTGGCGGGGGTCCGGCCGACTGCATCGCCCGGTTGATGATCTACCCCGGCCTGCACAGCGACCCCATCCTCGAACTCGCGAGCGTGACGTTCCGCGCCGAGGGCTAGGCCCGTTCCCTTCGTGAGGGGCTGACCCGATGGCCGTCATCTTCCTGACCGGCTTCGACGGTCGACTCATCGAGCTCGACCAGGACGGCGCGGTCGCACGCCAGGTCGCCCTCAGCGGCACGGCCGCCATCAGCACGCTCCAGCATCGGACCGGGCCGGCGGCGCTGCGGTGCAACCCGGCCTCGGGCGCCAGCGGCTACATGCAGCTCCAGACCCCGTCGACCAAGGGCTGGGTCCACTTCGGGCTGTACATCGCGACCATGCCGAGCGTGGCGCGGGTCATCTGCGGCGCCGCCGGCTCGGGCTCCAACGTCAAGTTGAACAGCACGGGCAAGCTCGAGGCGTTCGACGGGAGCACGACGCGCGGGACGACGACCACCACCCTGACGACCGGGGTGTGGTACTGGATCGGCTGGCGGGCCGCGGCCGGGACGACGGTCCCGCTCATCCAGATCGCTGGGACGACCGAGGTCACGGGCACCGTCGCTGTCGCGCCGAACACCAACATCGGCTTGTCGGGCACCGAGGCGTCGGCCGCCGACATCTACATCGACGACGTCATCATCGACGGCGCGGGCTTCCTCGGGCCGTCCAACGTCGGCCTGCTCCTGCCGATCAGCGATAACGGGACGCACACCGGCTGGCAGGCGGGCGCCGGCGGCACGACCAACCTGTGGCAGGGCGTCGACAACGTCCCGCCCGCCGGCCTGGCCTCGGCCAGCGAGACGAACACCAGCAACATCGAGAACACCGGCACTGCCGGGACGTATACAGCGAACCTCCAGACCTACACGACGGGTGGCGTCGGGGCATCCGACACGGTCCTCGCGGTCCAGTCGCTCATCCGCCACGGCGAGGACATCATCACCGGCACCAAGACCGGGACGGTCGGTGCGGCCACCAACCCGACCATCACGGGTGTCGGGATCACCTTCGGCAGCGACCTCGGCGCCCACGGCGCGGATCCCGGCTCGACCTTCTGGGTCACTCAGCCGGGAACGCTGACGACCAGTCCGAGCGTGACCCTCGGCACCAGCCCGACGCTCGCCGCGGTCCGCCCGTCCGAATCGCGGACCGCCTGCATCGACTTCATGGGGCTGCTGGTCGCATGGACGCCGGCGGTCGGCTCGCCATCGACGACCGCCAACGCCGTCCTCGCCACCGGGACAGGTGCAGCTGCGAACCCGGCGCCGTCTGCAAGCCTCTACGCCGTCCTCGCGACCGCCACCGGGGCCAGCACCGATCCAGCAGCCCAACCCGGCAAGCAGGCCAACGCGGTCCTCGCCACGGCTACCGGGGCGTCGACCGATCCGACGCTGACCAACCTGTCGAACACCAACGCCGTCCTCGCGACCGGGACCGGGAGCGCAGCGGTCGCTGGTCCGTCACTGGGCAGGGGCGCGGTCCTCGCGACGGGGACAGGAGCGAGCGCGGATCCAGCGCCGTCGCTCGGTCGGCCCGCCGTCCTGGCAACTGGAACGGGAGCCTCGGCGGACCCGGCTCCGTCGACGAGCATCTACGCCATCCTCGCCACAGGAACGGGTGCCTCGGCGGACCCGGCCATCACGACCACCGCCGGGACGACCGTCAACGCCATCCTCGCGACCGGGACGGGAGCCTCGACGGACCCGGCATCGAGTCTCGCGCCGGGAGCGGTACTCGCGACAGGGACAGGTGCCTCGACTGATCCGGCGCTGTCCCTCGCAGCCGGTGCCGTGCTGGCGTCAGGCACGGGTGCGGCAACTGACCCGGCACCGTCACTGGGCCGCCCTGCGGTGCTCGCAACGGGGAGTGGCACAAGTATCAGTCCTGCGCCGTCTCTGGCGCCTGGGGCCGTCCTGGCGGCCGCCACGGGCACCAGCGCCGACCCCGCGATCACGATCAGCGCCGGGACGACGGCCAGCGCCGTCCTTGCGACCGGGACGGGTGCGAGCACTGACCCGGCACTGACCAACCTGTCGAATGCGAACGCCGTCCTCGCCAGCGCGACGGGCGCGAGCACCGACCCGGCCATCACGACGTCGTCCGGGACCACCGCCAACGCGGTCCTGGCGTCGGGCACGGGCGCCAGCACCGACCCGGCGCCGACTGTCGCTCCGGGCGGGGTGACCGCGACAGGCACGGGCGCGAGTGCCGACCCGGCCATCATCTCGGGCGTCATCGCCAACGCCGTCCTCTCGAGCGGGACCGGGTCGAGTGCCGATCCCGCGCCCAAGGTGGCCCCCGGTGCTGTTCTGGCGACCGGCACCGGGGCCGCCACCGATCCCGCGGTGTCGCCGGGCGTCATCGCCCACGCCGTCCTCGCGACGGCACTCGCCAACGCGACCGTCGGCGGTCCGTGGGTCAGCGCATCGGCGCTGGCCGCGCTCGGGACCGCGACCGCGTTCATCCCGTTCGTCCACTCGAGCGATGCCGTGCCCGGCGGCTTCGCGCCGATCACCCGCGCGGCGGTCATCGTCCTGTCCGGCAGCGCCCTGCCCGAGCGCATCGGCATCGCGGGCGAGGTCCCGCGACCGTCCGGCGACCTGCCACGCATCCGAGGAGCCTGACCGATGCCGATGCCGCTCACGCTCACGGTCGACGACCCGGACGGCGTCCTCAACGCAGGCCAGTACGGCGCGGGCGCGCTCATGCGACTGCAATGGTCCGCCACCCAGGCGGGCGTCTACGCCGACGTGTCGGGCACGGGCTCGACCCCGACGATCAACATCGTCTCGGGCCAGAGCTCCTATCCCGGCTATGACCCGGCCGGCACGACGTCGCTGTGGTATCGGACCCGGTTCGAGAATGTCGGCGCCACCCGCCTGTCGGACTGGTTCCCGTCCTTCCAGCCCGGCGGCGGGACGACCTACGCCTCGCTGGCCATGTTCCGCTCGTTCATCCGCAACCAGCAGGCGGCGTCCACGGACGAGGACGGCGCCCTCGAGCTGCTCGCCCTCGAGGCGGCGGCCCGGGCGATCGACCGCGAGTGCGGGCGCCGCTTCGGGGTCATGAGCACGGCCACCGCGCGGGTCTACACCGCGGGGCTCTACACCGGTCCGGTCGGCTGGCCGTTCTACGGCCGCCGCTATGCGGTCGACGTCGACGACTTCAGCGATCCCAGTCCCACGGTCGCCTTCGACTCCAACGGCAACGGCAGCTACACGATCGCCACGACGGCGTTCCGGGCGATGCCGGCCAACGCGCCCGCCTACGACGGGCGGCCGTACACCGCGCTCCTGTTCGACCTCGGGGTCCTGCCGCCGTTCAACGCCAACGGCATCCAGGTCACGGCCAAGTGGGGCTGGATCGAGACGCCGTCGGCGGTCGTGTACGCCAACCTCCTCCAGGCGTCCCGGTTCCTCAAGCGCCGCGACTCGCCCTACGGCGTTGCCGGCAGTCCTGACATGGGCAACGAGATCCGGCTCCTGGCCAAGCTCGACCCGGACGTCGCGCTGTCGCTCCGGTCGTACAGGGCCGAATGGGGCAACCAGTAGTGGCTGAGTTCGACCTCAGCGCGACGATGGACGGGATCGGGACCGCGCTCGTGGCGTCGGGCCTCGTGCCCAACGTCTACGCCTACCCGGTCGAGTCGGTGTCGGTGCCGTGCGCGCTCGTCGACTACCCGACCGGGAAGATCGAGCTGTCCGTCACCTTCGGCGGCCTCGCCGACCGGGCCGACCACATCGTCATCCCGGTCTTCTACCTCGTCGGCCTGACCGGGACCAAGGACGGCCGCGACGCGCTGTCGGCGGCGATGCACGGTGCGACCGACCTCGTCCGCGTCCTCGAGACGGCATCGCCCGGCGACATGGTCGTGACCGATGGCGAGATCGCCCAGGTCAAGATCGGCGAGGCGACCTACCTCGGGCTCAAGTTCAGCCTCGACATCCTGACGTAGGAGGCCGCCCGTGCCGTTCGTTCATGGCTCCAAGAGCTCGGTCTACATCGACGGGCTCGACGTGTCGCCCTATCTCAACGCCGCCGACTGGTCGACCGACCAGGACACCGCCGAGGTCACCACGTTCGGTTCCAGCTGGAAGTCGTACATCGCGGGCGAGCAGGGCGCCAAGATCAGCTTCACGGGCTTCTACGACCCGCTCGTGCTCGACCTCGAGAACCTGATCACCGACGACTGGTCGCTGACCAACGGCGTCCTGACGTACTGCCCGAAGGGTTCGGCCATCGGCGACGACGCGCGGCTGTTCAGCGTCGGCGCCACCAACTACGGCCAGACCTCGCCGATCGGCGGCGCGGTGGCGATCAAGTGGGAACCCGAGGTCTCGAGCCAGGTCGGCTTCGGCTCGGTGCTCCACCCGATGGGCACCGACACCAACACCACGACCGGCGCCGGCCAGGACAACGCGGTGCAGAGCGCGACGGGCTGGATCGCCCACCTCCACGTCACCGGCATCACCGGCGGCGGCTCGTGGGTCATCAAGCTCCAGGACTCGACGACCAACTCGGGCTTCGTGGACGTGACCGGCGCGGCGTTCACGACGACCGCGGTCAAGTCGAGCCAGCGGCTCGTGTCGGCGACGAACACGACTGTCCTGCGGCGCTGGCTCATCTACGTCGCGACCCGGACCGGCGGCAGCGCCGGCGACAGCATCCACTTCCAACTCAGCGTCGCGCGCAACAGCTAGGAGGAGTTCACGGTGGCGTTCCGACATGGTTCACGCGCCAGCATCTTGGTCAACTCGGTCGACATCTCGACGTTCTGCACGTCGCTCGACCTCAACATCGACCAGGACAGCGCCGAGACGACGACGTTCGGCTCGACGTGGAAGTCCTACATCGCCGGCGTGTCCGGCGGCAAGCTCTCGATCGTCGGTGACTACGACGGCACGGTGACGACCGGACCCGGTTCGGCGCTGCTGCTGGCGCAGGCCACCGCCGTCCCGGTCGCGGTCGTCCACAAGCCGGGTGGCACCCTGACCGGCCAGCGCACCAACTCGTTCAACGCGCTCATCACCAGCTACGGCGAGACGAGCCCGGTCGGCGGGGTCATCACGTTCAAGGCCGAGCTGCTGGCGAGCGGCGCGATCGCCTCGATCACCCAGTAATCCGGGTGGGGGTGGGCGCTCGCCCGCCCGCCCCCATCACCCTCGGCGAGGAGGCAGCCATGCTCCCGAAGATCCCGCTCCCGACCGGTGCCGTCGACGTCGACGGCCAGACGGTCATCATCCGCGGCCTGTCGCGGACCGAGTACCTGGCCGTCGGCCGCTTCGGGCGTGACGGCTTCGAGGACGGCGAGGCGCTCATCCTGTCGGCCGGCACGGGCGTCACGGTCGACGAGGCCAAGACTTGGCTGAACACGACCGACCCGCAGACCGCCGGCACGGTCCTCGACGCGATCGTCGCGCTGTCCGGCGGCATCGGAAGCGACGGCACGAACCCCAAACCCGATACGAGCGAGCCCTGATCGAGGGGACGCTCGACACGTTCGACTTCCTGCTGGCCGAGCACCTGCACAAGTCGCTGGCCGAGATCGGCGAGCTGCCCAACGACGAGATCGTGCGCTGGCAGGCGTTCTTTGTCTGGCGAGCGGCCATGAAGGAGATCGAGTGATGGCTGCCGAGGACGTCAAACTCAGCGTCACCGGACTCCGCGAGTTCCGCAACGCCATCAAGAAGCTCGACGCCGAGTTCCCGCGCCAGATGCGGGCCGGCTTCAAGGGCATCGCGGGCGTGCTCGCGTCCAAGATCGCGGGCAAGGTCCCGTCGGGCGCCACCCGCCGCGCCTCGATGTCGGTCAAGCCGCGGGCCGACACGACCAGCGCCAGCATCGTCGCCGGCGGCTCGCGGGCGCCGTACTACCCGTGGCTCGACTTCGGTGGCACCGTCGGTCGCGGCCACACGCCCGGGAAGGCGTTCTCGGGCTCGATCTCGCGCCCGTTCATCCCCGAGGGCCGCTACATCTTCCCGACCATCGCGGCGAACCGGCCGTACATCCAGGCGGCGGCTGCGGCCGTGCTCGAGGACGCCATCAAGAACGCGGGGCTGTAGGTGGCCTCGCAGGTCGTCGTCAACTTCATCGGCAACGCGGCCTCGTTCGTCGGCGCGACCCAGA